ATAATATTACCAGATGGAACAATCGCAACCGCTAATAACAATCCTCATTCGCACCTCCAACCGCCCGGCCCAATTCGCCCGGTGCCTGGAATCGATAAGGAGTCAGACGTATAAGAACGTGCAGGTTATCGTCGGGTTTGATAACCCGGAAGCTGTTCGATATATCCCTATCGGCGACAATATCAGAAAGGTTTTTATGGAGCCTTTTTGTAATTACCCATACTTCTATGATCTCTACTGCAATACATTGAAGCTGATGGTCACTGATGGCTGGTTCTTTTTCCTCGACGATGACGACCAATTAGCCAGCAATACTGTATTGGAAGAACTCGCAGATCAACTAAAACAACCCGGTGCCATCATTTGCCAAATGTTGCGAAATGGCCTCGCTAAACCGCGCGACAATTACATTAAAAGCAAGATTATAGCAGAAGGTAAGATCGGCCTGCCATGCCTGGTCCTTCATTCAAAGTATAAAGAGATCGGCGCCTTAGATGGGGAGAAAGCAGGGGATTATCGGTACATCAAGGCTGTTACCGAACAAGTACCTACAAAGTTTATCTGCCTGCCCATGGTCGATGCCGGCGCCCGCGGTCACGGGCAAATGGAGACAAATCCGTCAATTTCAAATATTTCAGAATAATTTGAAAATATATTTCTAATTTCGTACTATGCAAGAAATTAGGTGTAGTGGTCCTAAGTGCAATAAAGTAGTTGGAAGAATTGAATTCGGGAAAGCCGAGTTCAAGTGTAAGCATTGCGGCACCTACACAACTATTGAGATATTGCCAACCCGGTTGGCACCTGATCCAAACATACAACAAGCGACCCAGTGGCCTGAAAGGGCGAATGCATTTGTAGGGAATTACGGTAGAGGTTAACGCTTAAACAAAAATATTAGCGCCCCAAGAGGGCCATATCTACTACGGTAGGTGTGGCCCTTTTTCATTTTATGCAAGTACAACGATTATTAAAAGCAGGAGGTGATTTAATCAAAGGCGATTTTGATACCGCTTTAAAATCGTTGTCGCCGTATTCGTATGACCTGGTGCCAAGCAACTACCGGCCATCGTCTGCCGTGGGGGATAACTGGTTATTTGAGGCTAATGGAACAGCGGTTTTTCATTTCAAATACGCCGGCCACAATAGTTCCGTAAGAGCGTACGAATGCTGCCCGCCTGTTAACGCCATCATTAACCGGAAGGCTCAGGCGTACATCAACGGTAAAACGTGGGTATTGAACCTGGATGGTAAACAGAAGGGTAAAGAGGCAACGACGGCAGATGCTAAAAAGCTGCAGGCGCTACTTGAGAAGCCCAACCCTTTACAATCATGGAAGCAATTCGAGGCTCAAGGGTATATATATCAACAGTTATTTGAGTACAATATCATACTGGTTGTAAAGCCTGCAGGGTTTAAAGAGAACATTGATGCATCGATGTTGTGGAATATACCGCCGTCCATGGTGGATATAGAGGAGACCAATAAGCTATTTTACCAGAGCGATACCGCTGGCATGATTAAGCAAATAGTTCTCAACTATAAGGGCACACAAACAATACTCAACATAGATGACATATTCATTATGAAGGGTTTTATTCCTTCGTTCTGTACACTTGTTATCCCTGAAAGCCGCATCAAGTCATTAGAACTTCCTATCAACAACATAATAGGAGCCTATGAGAGCCGCAATGTACTGATCAATTACCGGGGTGCCTTGGGTATCCTATCGCAAGACCCAGGCAATGGTCAGTTCGGCGCCATCCCTATGTCGCCCGATGAAAAAGAAAATCTACAAGCTGACTTCCGAAGGTATGGGTTAAGTAACCACCAATGGCAATTTATTATAACGTCTGCGTCGCTGAAGTGGCAACAAATGGGAGTAGCCACTAAAGACCTCATGTTGTTTGAAGAGATTGAGGCCGACACAATGGCTATCTGCGATAGCTATAACTATCCATACCAGTTAATGAGTAGCGCAAAGGGTACAACCTTTAGTAACCTTAATGAAGGGAAAAAGTTATTGTATCAAGATGCCACGCTGCCGGAAGCTGAGTCTTCATACGAGCAATGGAATCAGCTGTTCAATACTAAAAAATACAATTTAAAGATTGATAAAGACTACAGTCATGTGGCTGTGCTGCAGGAAGATAAACAACAATCTGCGCAGGCGCGTAAGACACTCAATGAAGCACTAAGTATCGAGTTTCAAAACGGCCTCATAACACTCGACGACTGGCTGGAAAAGCTGGGCGAAGATCCTTTGCCTGATGGCTTAGGCCAGGTACGTGCAACTGATCCCAAGTCCTCAAATGTTCCACTAGCTGTGACCATCGGGGTGGGAGGTGTTCAGGGATTGATTGCGGTTATAACGGCGCAAGGGATGAGTGAGGAAGCGAAACAGGCAACACTTGAAGTGGTGTTCGGTTTATCTCCGCAAGACGCGGCAAGGATGTCAGTTCAAACAGAAACACAAACTAATACCAATGAAACCGGAAACGAAGGAAACCAAAATCAAGCAGCAACCGAAGAAGCCGAATAAAGACGAGATAAAAAAGCTGGTTGAAGAAAAGAAAAAACAAGTCAAAGACAATCAAACCATACGGAAATGAAATGTTCCATCCCTGAGAATTTACAAGGCAAAGAGCTTTATACCTTCTTAAAGAAGAATAAAAACCTTCTCATTGCTGAGAAGAAGTCAGCGGATAAGAAAGGGGACGCATTTGCGATGAGATTCTTTGTTGATGAAAAGGGTGAATTAACAAAAGCATTTGCCCCGATCGACAACACCGCCACCGTCATCAAGGCGACATCCATCATTAACACCACGAATTGGATGGATAGCCACAGCGATGTTCATATACCCGGCTTATGGAAGAAAAGCCTGCAGGAAACTAAAGAATTGTATTTGCTTCAAGAGCATGAGATGACGTTCGCCGGCATTATTACAGACCAGGTAAAAGCCTATACCAAAAAATTCACATGGCAGGAACTGGGATATAACGCGCCAGGCATGACTGAGGCGTTGGTATTTGAAAGCACTATCGATAATGAGCGTAACACATTCATGTTCGATCAGTACCGTAAGGGTTATGTGAAGAACCATAGCGTTGGTATGCGATACGTAATCCTTGAACTCGCCATCAATGACGATGACGAGTATTGGAAAGAGGAGTTTGCTACATGGAATAAGTACATTGATGACATCGCTAATAAAGAAGTAGCTGAGGCGCAGGGTTACTTCTGGGCAGTGAGGGAGGCAAAGTGTATTGAAGGGTCTGCTGTGCCAGTTGGGTCAAACACAATGACCCCCACGCAAAGCGTAGAACGTGTTAAGACATATAGCACTGAAGAACAGCCGCCAGAAGGCACTGAGAAGCAGCCGCAATCATTCGATCTTAACAAGGCTATAAAAGAAGTAAAAATTATTGTTTAACCTATAACTAAGGTTCACAATGGCATTAACACAAGAACAATTCGACAGCCTTGTAGTCAAGGTTGGCGATGAGGCGGCGAATAAAATAAAAAAGGAATTCGCCACCCTCGAAAAAAGTATTAACGACAAACACACGGACGTCGTTAAAGGCTTATTGAAATCTGATGATTTCGAAAAATTCAAAACGGATGAGATAGCCAAGCTGTCTGATTCCATGGGTAAACTGGAAGCTGCCATTAAAGAGCAGGGTACTACAATCAACGCACTTAAAGAAACAGGCAACTCTGCAAAGCCTAAAACATTGGCAGATGTATTATCCGACAAGGAAGTACTGGCTGAAATAAAAGCAGTTCAAAAAGCCGGACAGGGTAACGTTGAGATACCTCTGGATGGCATCACACTGAAAACTGCTGGTAGTACATCTATCGGAAACAGCATACAGCCGATGACACCGCCACCTAATAGCCCGTATCTGCCTGCCGCTGCACCACTGGATGCTACAAACTTTTTCGGCATCATGTACAACCCGAATTTCATTATCAACTATGTGAACAGGGGGAGTACAAACTTCAGCATGTTGCCATGGGTGAATGAAACCAGCGTTGAAGGCGCCGCTGCTGAAGTGCAGGAAGGCGCACAGAAACCCCTGTGGAATACCCGGTTTAAGGTGGAGATGTCAACCGCGAAGAAAATTGCGGCTATGTCCACTATTACCGAGGAATTCGACCAGGACCTGCCAGGTTTCACTACGATCGTTCAGCGCCTTCTTACTGAAGAAGTGGCCCGCAAGTGGGATGACGCAATCTATGCTGCTGTAATCAACGTAGCGAAATTGTATACCATCACTGGCCTCAATAATAAGGTTGATGACGCTAACCTGTACGATGCTCTCCGATCCGCAATCGCTCAGATTGGCAAAAAGAACTTCAACGCAAACTTCATTGGTGTTAACCCAGTTACCGGGGCCCTGATTGAAATGCAGAAAAGTGCGACAGACAGGCTATACCTGGTGCCTCCATTCATTCAGAGACTGCAAAGCATGATGCGTGAAGGCAACAAGGTAGCCGAAGGATATGCACTGGTAGGTGATATCAATCAGTACAATGTTGATACGTACAAAAACATGGTACTGAAAGTAGGATACAACAGCGACGATTTCCGTCGTAACCAGTTCAGCGTAATTGCCGAGGTGCGTTACCACGATTACATCAGCGAC